TACTCTGTTTGTTGATTTGATAGACACAGCTTAATGCCTATAATCTATTATGTAAAGTGTTAATTGTATTTATTTCATTATAATTTAAAGTTGCATATCTTAATAAGATGAATTAAGCTGTAAGCTAATCAATAGGAGATAGCCATGAGTAATAAAGAAAAGCAGCAGCCTGTATCGGTTGCCATGAATGCAACACTGATCGAGAAGTTAAAGAAGAAGGCAGAGAAGGAGGGCAGGACGTTTAGCCAGCAAGTAAGATACACGCTTAATCAACACGCATAAAAAAACCCTGTATCGCTCGCACAAGCTCAAGGGTTAAGGGAATAGACAGAGTAAATATACCATGCACTATTATAATTTCAATATTGGCGATTACATCAAATCGACTCAGCACTTGTCTATATATGAGGATTTAGCATATAGAAGACTGCTAGATAGATACTACGACACTGAAAAACCACTAGAGGCAGACGTTAAAAAACTGTGCCGTTTTGTGCGTTTAACTTCTTACGAAAAAGAAACCCAAGCAATTCTTGACGAGTTCTTTACATTAACAAAAAATGGATGGATTCAGAAAAGAGTTAAAAAAGAATTGGATGCGTACTCTCGAAAGGCAGACGCTGCAAGGGCTAACGGGAAAAAGGGAGGGAGACCTAAAAAAACCCAGTCGGTTAATTTAGCTAACCCAGAGATAACCCAGTCGAAAGCTAAACAAGAACCAATAAACAATAAACAAGAAACAATAAACAATAACCAAAGTAATAAGGAAAAAGCTGTTCGCTTTGTTCCACCGACCATTGAAGATTGCTGTAATTATTTTGCATCTAAAAATTCAACCAACTTTGAGGCCCAGAGATTTTTTAATCATTACGAGGCAAACGGATGGAAGGTTGGAAAAAACAAAATGAAGAAATGGCCAGCGGCGGCAAGTGGATGGATTAGCAGGCAATCGAACTTTTCAAGCAATGAACCTAAAAAGACTCAGGGAACGCTTGACGACCTAGATAACTACGCGGAGAACTTATTGCTATGAAACGATTTAACGAGCTAAGCATTGAGCAGCAAGCAGAGCACAAGCCCACAATGGTAGAAATTGCGATTGTGCAGAAGTTTATCCGCAACATGCTTTCGATTTACGGCCAGAAGAAAATTGAGTCATCGGGCATCTTGGCTACTGAAGATATGCGAAACGAGCAGGGGCAACCGTACCGATTACCCGACGGCAGCATCAAACAGCGAATGCCTGAATTTGAGAAGATTTGCAATGTATACGCCAGAGACATTCTAAGCCTTTCTGAGGAAGAAAAGATCAAACGGCTACGCAAGGTCAAGAAGTTGTATCAAAGCGATCACAGTGGCTTCCAGTGGCCTTCTGACGCAATTGCAAAGGGTTGTGCACCGAAAGAGCAGTTTAATCAGATGTATCGAGAGAAATTCACAGCAGGGGCTGACTTAATTGCACAGCAACCGCTACCAAAATCACACCGACTCGAAAAGCTTAATGATCCCGACTTGGAAAAGCAGGGTTTAAACTTTTTAAAAGACTTCAAAAAGGGACTATAAAAATGAAATTATTCCAGTTCACAAAACGCGACGGCTCAAACCTTGGTCAGCCAATGACAGGCGAGCAGATAAACGAAACTTTGCTTGCAGCACTTGAAGAGATAACACTTAACAATGCAATAATAAAAAAGCTCAAGCTTAATATTAAACAGCTAGAGGCAGAGCTTGAAGAAGAACGCCAAGAGAATGCTTCTTTGCGCAGTGGTGATGACTATGAAAGGGGTGCAGAGTGATTGAACAGCTAGAGGGGGAAGGGTGATGAATAGAGTTGATGAAATTGAGTACATGGTTGCTTGTAATGAGTTAACGGCAGCGCAGGTTTTTACACAGATGAGGCAGCTTATACCAAATAAAAACATTGAAGCAGAGCGCGATGCTTTGCAGGCTAGGATTAAACAGCTAGAAGCAGAACTTGAAGAGGAGCGTCAGGAGAATAACAGTCTACGCGGCGGCTCGATAGATGACTATGAAAGGGGTGCAGAGTGATGAACCAGGGAGCTATTGAGCAATGAAAGTATTAGACCTTTTCAGCGGTATAGGCGGCTTTAGCTTAGGATTAGAGGCCGCAGGCATGGAAACAGTAGCGTTTTGTGAGTTCGATGAACACGCACGAAAAGTATTAAAAAAACACTGGCCTGATGTGCCAATTCATAACGATGTGAGAGAATTAGATGGAAACGAATACAGAGGAACAGTTGACGTTGTTTGTGGCGGATTCCCTTGCCAAGACCTCAGCAACGCAGGAAAAAAAGCAGGTATCACAGGTGACAGAAGCTCCCTATACAGGGAAATGCTTAGAATTATTAGCGAGTGTCTGCCAAGATACGCAATTTTTGAAAACGTCTCAGCACTGCTTACTGGAGACAGTGGACGCTGGTTCGCACAATTTCTCTATGACCTGGCCGAGGTCGGGTACGATGCAGAATGGCACTGTATACCGGCTTGCTTCCTTGGTGCCAGCCATCAACGGGACAGAGTCTGGGTGGTTGCCTACCCCAATAAAATCAATAGAGAATCAAGCGAGTTCAGACAGGTTTTGGGGCAGCCCGACTTATCGCGGGAATTGTCACGAGGCTTTGAGAGAATCGAAAGACGACCCAACACTTCCGAATCCCTGCTTTATAGAGAAAATGATGGGGTTTCCACAAGGTCATACAGAGATAGATTAGCAAGGCTTGGTAATTCTGTAGTGCCTCAAATACCAGAGGCAATAGGCAGGGCAATAATGGCAATTGAGCAATAGGCCGCAATATACGCTAAAATAACCGCAGGGAGGTGGTTATGGATGATAAACAAGCTACAAATATTGCAATGCTTATAGATTTTGAAACTTTAAACTACGGTGATGACTTTGATTTTAGTCTTGACGCTGTTGTTAATGATATGCCAGCAAGCGAATTCCTAAAAAAAATAATGCAGGCAAATAGACGCTGGTATAAGTATGCTAACATCAAGGGCAGAAGATAATAATAAGGGTAATACATGGATGATGATGGCTTTAACATAGAGCATCTAGCAATAGTGCTAGCGATCAGCGACGGTGATAGCGTGTCTTATATTAAGAATAAAGAGCAAGCTGTTGAGGTTCGAAACGCTTGTGATAAATTCATAGATTATCTTGATGAAATTGAAGCGAGTACGCATTGAAAGCTAAAATATCAGAGCATAAACACCAAGTAGCTGTAATGAATTATTGGGCGAAGCGATACCCTAAATACTATTCATGCTTATTTTCAATACCAAACGGCGCAATGCTTGCCGGTAATAAGATGCAGCGTTGTAGGCAGATGAACAGCCTAAAAAGCGAAGGATTAATGCCAGGCGTCAGCGATTTGTTTTTAATGATTGCTAGGTGTGGCTATCATGGCCTATTTATCGAAATGAAAGCAGAGAAAGGCAGGCTATCAGAGCCACAGCAAGAGCACATCGACAGAGCAAGAGAGCAAGGCTACATGGCCGAGGTATGCTACGGCAATGAGCAAGCTATAGACTTGCTTGATAAGTACATGAATAGCGAGCTAGTTAAATGAGCGAATCACCATTATCAAACCCTATGTTAATCGGCCCTCTCGCGCTTGCTGTTGGTGCAGGCGGCTCTACTGCTTATCACGGTATAGGTGAGGAGCTTATAAGCTGTCAGCCGCTAATCGAACATGCTCTAAATCATCAGCGCAAAGAATTACAAATTGAACAAATCACAATTAGAGTGAATGCTTTAGAGTCTGAGTGAATATTTATTATAATTAACACTTTACATAATAGATTATAAGTACTAAGATTAGCTCAACAAATAAGGAAACCGACAAATGAACGTACTAGAACTAGAGCAACAGGTTTATAAAAAGCAGCTTCGATTAAGAGAGTTGAAATCTATAGACTTTATGATAGCTGTGCCGCCTACGTTTCAAGGCGAAATTACTTTTATGGTGTGGGATAAAAAAACACCAAGCGGTTCATGGTTACTGTTTAGCGAAGGCTTAGAGGTTATTGAAAATATAAATTATAATTTAGACATAGAAGAAGCAAGGGAAGCACTCAAACAATACTTAGCACAGGAAGTAGAATAATGCCCGATTCATACGCAGCCAAACAAAGACAGCGCCAATGTATTAATAAGCAGTTTGATGAGTTCTTTAAAAAGGGTAAAGAAATTCAGCAGATACCGACAGCAAAGCAAACTGCACCGAGTTCATACCCTGCAAGATTTAGTGAGGGTTAGAAGTGAGCAAGATAGACCTTGAGCTTAAATACATTGGCAACGGCATATTTCAAGCTGCTGATGTTGAGTATTGCGAGGCAGTGCTAAGGCCTAATGATGCGGCTATCTTTCGGTATGTGAAGTGGACTGCTAACAAGGCTAGAACATTGCGCCAAAACAGCTCGCTCTATCTTTGGTTTACACGAATAGCTGAATACTGCCAAGCAGCAGGAATTGAGATTACAAAGATCATGCCGAAAAAGCTAGAGCATCCGGTGACAGAGGAAAACTTCAAGGCTGATGTATTTAATCCATGTTGTGACGCTCTATACGGCCACATAAAAAGCAGTAAGCTAGAGAAAGAGCAGTTAAGCAGGTTAGTTTTAGAAATTGATAACAGGCTACTGATGCCGCAGGGCATAGACGTAGATTTTCCAAACAATGAGCGCTTAGGGTGCTTAGCATTAACAGATAGGTGAATGATATGGAATTTACAGATTTGCTAGACGAATATTTAGAGCTAAAACAGCTTTATAACAATGACGAAATAACTCAATTCGAGCTTGAAAGGCTTGGAGAGGTTACTGACGAAATAAACGCCAGAATAAGAGGCTAACTTTAAGGCTTAACAGATAGGTGAATGAATTATGAGTAGACCGCAAAAATGGAAGCAAATGGTAAATGGCAGCAGGTCAGCAATCGAGGAATTTAACGATTTTGCAGACGATAAAGCTATAGTTTGGGCTGATAACCAAATAGGCTGCTATAAAGAAGCGATGCTTGCTTTAGTTAGCGGTAATAGTAATTGGGCAATGACTGTAACCGAAGATCAGCAATTGTTAATTGAAACAATGGTAAGACGGGCTGAGGCTTAACAGATAGGTGAATGATATGAATAAACTTGAAGAGTATGAAAAGGCCAGAGATGAAATAAAGTCTAAACTCAGCGCAGTTAATAAGCTAATCAAAGATCAGAGAGCCATAGAAGTCAAAAAAACAAAAAATCTCAAGCTGCAAGACAAATATGATGCAATATGCGAAAGAGAAAGAAAGCTAAAGACTCAAAACATGCTGTTAATGGGAATGCTTGCTAAATACTTAAATGAAGATAAGGGGATGACGATTAAAGACACGGCTGAAGTATTTGGTTTAAGCCCTGTTACCGTTAGGCAAAAGATTAGGCGGCTAGAAAGGTCGGTTGAAGCTATTAAGGATGGTCGATATAAGGAGGAATGTTTTAATGAATAAAGTATATGTAGCTTACTTTGGCACAAACTACGATTATGGAGAAGTTATGCCTTACACAAGCTTAGATAAGGCCAAGACAGCAGCAGATAAGGCATTAGATTATTGCGATTACTGCTACGTCACAGAGTATAAGCTTGTTAATGGTGACTATGTCGAGGCTGAAAACCCTAGTTATGAGGCTGAGAAAGGAAACGTGTTTTAATGAATAAATTTACAGTAAGGCCGAACAAGAGCATTGCTGATATAATTGAGGTTAATCGTAATAAATTACCAGATATTGACGTAATCATAACTCAAGAAGAGTTTGACAATCTTATGCCTATTAAAGTTAAAGATTTAGGGTTAAGCGTGAGAGCATCCAATACTCTGATTAGTTATGGTATAACAAATATTATGGAATTGGTTAAATGCAGTCGAGAAGACATATTGAGCTTTGATTATATCGGAAAGGCCACAGCTAAAGAAATAGAACATAATTTAAATTTGCTTGGATTAAGCCTGCCTGATGATAGGTGGAGGCACAGTCCTGCAATCGCATAATTTACTTATTACCCTTTGTCAATAGCCCTATCATATATAGGGTTTTTTTATGCCTAAAATTTGCTATGATTATCGTAACTAACGACAAACTAACGACAATATGCCAAAAAAATTCACAACAGACTATCAACCAGATAGAAAGCCAGATAGAAAACCAAGGGGTAAGGCTAAGCGCACGTTAATACTTGAGGCGCTAGAAAGGGCAGGCCAGACGCAGGATGATTTTTATGACTTACTTGTGGAGAGGGCATTAAACCCAGAGGATAGCTTTGCATTTGCTGAATTATGGAAAAGGTTCCATCCTATCGAGAAAGCAACGTTCCCAAGTTATGAATTTGAGCTGCCAACAGGTGAAGGGGCAACAAAGCTTAGCCAGGCAGAGTCGATTATAAAAGCCATTAGTGACGGCGCAATACCTATTGATGCAGGTAAAATGCTGATGGACATAGTCAAAGACGCATCAACCATTGAAGAGTTAGAAGACCATGCAGCACGTATAGAGGAGCTAGAGAAACTATATGAGCAAAGCATTAGCAAAGAAGATTGAGGAGCTAGAGAGTAAAATAACGGCTAATACTGGTAAGAAGGTTTCTCAAGTATACGGCTTATTCGATGCAGACAAAGGGCATACAAGGTCAATAAAGTTTGTTAATGGAGATTGGCTAGACACTCAAGAGCCTTACACTGTCACAATACCAACCAAGCTAGCGCCTCTGCTGACTAACCCCAAGCGGTTTAATATTATTATCGGTGGTCGTGGCTCAGGCAAATCATTATCAATCGCAACTATTGAGGCTGAGCGCATAGATTCGCTAGGAATTAAAGTGGCCTGCTTTCGTGAATTCCAAAACTCAATAGAAGACTCTGTATTCTCGCTCATTCAAAATCAAGTTAATCGCATAGGCATGGAAGGCTTCACATATCCAAACAGCTCAGTGCGTCATGTTAACGGTGGTGGTGCTAAGTTTCGAGGTTTAGCAAGAAACCCAGATAGCGTAAAGTCGATGGATGGCTTTAAAGACTTTTGGGTTGAAGAGGCCCAAACAACTAGCGACAACTCGCTTAAGCTGTTAACTCCTACAATGCGCTCAAAGGGCGGTCGGCTAATCTTTACAGCAAACCCAAGCAGCCAAGAGGACGCATTCAGCAAGCGTTTTATAATGCCGTTTAAGGCTCAGTTAGATAGAACAGGTATTTATGAGGATGACTTGCATTTAGTTATTGTTATGAATCACAGCGACAATTATTGGTTTCCTGAAGAGTTAGAGCAGGAGAGAGTTTGGGATCATCAAAACCTACCACGCGCATTGTACGACCATATTTGGGAAGGTGATTTTAATGACTCAGTTGAAAATGCAATCATACCGGCCGAGTGGTTCGATGCCTGCATTGATGCCCATGTAAAACTAGGCTTTAAACCTCAGGGTGCTAAGATTGTAACCCATGACCCGTCAGACGGTGGCGATAACAAAGGCTTAGTGATGCGGCATGGCAGTGTGATAGTTGACGTGCAAGAAAAGACCGACGGCGATGTTAACGAGGGTATGGACTGGGCGCTTGATTATGCGATTCAAGCCGGCGCAGATTACTTTGCATGGGATGGTGACGGAATGGGCGCACCTCTGAGGCGTAACGCTGATGTTGCATTGCAGGGTAAAAAGATAGAGCCTGTTATGTTTAGAGGCAGTGAAGGGCCATATCTGCCTGAGTCAGTCTATCAACCTGCAAGCAATACAATAATCAGGCAATCGGCCAAGATAAAAGACGTATTTCGCAATAAACGTTCTCAATGCTATATTAGATTGCAAGACAGAGTTTATAAAACCTACAGGGCGGTAGAGTACAATGAGTATTGTGACCCCGATGAAATGATTAGCTTTTCCTCTAAAATTAATTGCATGGGCAAGCTTAGAAGCGAAGTTTGTAGACTTCCCCTAAAGCCTAACGGCAATGGGTTTATACAAATGATGTCAAAGATTGAAATGAAAAAGCTGGATATTCCTTCGCCTGGCTTATCGGATTCAATAATGATGAGCTTAGGCGATTTTATCGTTATTAAGAAAACAACTAGCAGACCGCCACCGAAACGGAAGTTACGATGATAGAAGATAAGAAGCATGCTCAGATATTAAAAAATCATGAGATGGACGTATCGGCACAAAAAGCTGTGCGTGATGAGCGTATACCTGACTTAGCATTTGCGCGATGGTCGCAGCTTGACGACAATCAGAATGATGCTTGCACGACTGAGTTCAAAGGCCAGTTTGATATTATTAGTCGTGAGAGAAAGCACGTACAAGCTGAGTTCAGACAGAATGAAGTTGATGTTCAGTTTAGAACAAAAGACGGCGACAATGATGAGCTAGACGACCTCATGCAGGGCAAGTATCGAACCGATACGCGATTAAGCAAAGCCAAGCAATGTTTTCACATAGCCCAAGATGACGCGATGGATTGCGGTTTTGGTGCTTGGCGGCTACACACTGAAGAGAATGACCCAGAGGATAGCCTATCAACAGAGAAAGATATTGCCTTTAGCCCTATTATTGAAGCTGTGAGGCGCGTCTTCTTTGACCTTAATGCAAAGCTTTATGACAAATCAGATGCTATGAGGTGCAGCGTATTAACTTCATACAGCCAAGACGCATACAAGCAGTTTTTAGAAGATGAAGGTATTGATGAGGACGAGGCAGGCTTTACAAGCTTTAGCACACCTTATCGCTCAATCTATGAACAGTTCTATAATCTCAAAATGTCCAGCCCATTATATGCGGCGGGTAATAAAGAGATTAACCTGCTTGAGTATTATGAAATCAGCCATGAAAAAGAGGTTGTTTATCAATATTTAACCGTGGGTGATGACGGACAAGAAAAGATAATCGCAATGCCTAAGAAAGAGGCTAAGGCTA